ATTGGTGCGGCTGCAAGAGATAAACTCTTTGAATTTAACGATGAAATAACAAGAGCATCGTTTGTAAATGCAGTCGTTCCAGTACTTCAAACGATACAGAGTCGTAGAGGACTTTATGATTTTAAGGTTGTTTGTGACGAAACTAACAACACCGCAAATATCATAGATTCAAATCAGTTTGTTGCTGATGTTTATATTAAACCAGCAAAAAGTATCAACTTCATCAAACTAACATTTACAAACAAATCAACAGGTGATGACCTAATTGGTTCATTCTCTGAATCAGGACTCACACCCTAATAGATAAGATTACGCACTAAGGAGTAATAGCATATGACACATAAAATGGACATAGACACCTTCAAGACTAATTTTGATGGTGGAACTCGACCAAATAGGTTTGTAGTTTCAATAGAAATGGGACCATACGGAAATGGGTTTGATAAATTTGAATACCATTGTAAAGCCGCATCAATGCCTGCTGAAACTGTTGGTATACTTCAAGTTCCATTTCGTGGCCGGGTTGCTAAACTTCCTGGTGACAGAGCATATCCAGAATGGACATTTACAATGATTGATGAAAATACATATGGACTCCGTGACCACCTTGAGAGATGGCACAGTGACTTCAATCTGCATAAAGAAAATATTGTTGCAGACCCATCGGTTTTAACTGGTACAGGTAATTATTACGGTACTGCTACTGTATCCCAAATAGACATGAGTGGTGAATTCATAAGAGGTAAACGACTGATGCGAACATGGCCTGTGGAAGTTGGCGCAATTGATTTGAGTTTTGATGTAGCAGATACATTGACAGAATATTCAGTCACTCTTGCATACGATTATCTAGAAGAAATTGTATAAAGACTTCCCGAAATATGATGATTAAAGTGTTATACATATAGTAACTATCATCATAAGGAATTTATATTATGCCCATACAACTTTTTGGTTACAGCATAGGGAAAACTAACCCAGTTGAACCACAAGAATCAAAGAAACAAGCATCATTTGTAGCACCAGATAGTTACGATGGTACTTACACACTAGAAACCGGCGGAGTCTTCGGAACACTCGTAGACTTCTCTGGTTCTGTTCGTGATGAAAACAACCTTATAATGCAATATCGGAATATGTCACTATTCCCTGAAGTAGACCAAGCAATTGAAGATATTATTAACGATTCTATTATATTAGATAAAGATGGTAAACCAATCAAATTGGATTTAGAATCTGTTAATTTATCCGATGCTATCAAACATAAAATATATGACGAGTATGATGGTATTCTACGAATGTTAGAATTCCATAGGAAGGGTGTAGATTTATTCCGAAGGTGGTATGTCGATAGTAAATTATACTACCATATTGTTATCGATACTGATAATCCTCAAAAGGGAATTAAAGAACTTCGTGCAATAGACCCAGTTAAAATTAAAAAAGTTAGAAAAGTAGAAAAAGAACAAAGACATATTGGTACTGGTAGAGTTCCTTTTGTGAAAAAGGTAGAAGAATTTTATGTATATACAGACACCAGTAAGGATTCAGTATATACTACACCAACATCAGGTATTAAAATTTCAACAGATTCTATCTGTTATGTTCATTCTGGTCTTATAGACTTATCCACTAAAAGAGTTGTTGGATATCTACAAAAAGCCATACGACCAACAAATATGCTTCGACAAATTGAAGATGCGGTAGTTATCTATCGAATATCTCGTGCCCCAGAAAGAAGAATATTTTATATCGATGTGGGTAATCTACCAAAGAACAAAGCAGAACAATATCTTCGTGATATTATGAATCGTTATCGTAATAAACTAACATATGATGCAGGAACTGGCGAAATTAAGGATGGAAGAAACCATCTTCATATGTTAGAAGACTTCTGGCTACCAAGACGAGAAGGTGGTAGAGGAACAGAGATTACTACACTCGATGGTGGACAAAATCTAGGTGAAATGGAAGATGTAGAATATCTACTCAAGAAAGTTTACCGTTCTTTGAATGTTCCTATTAGTAGAATGGAATCAGAAAGTGGCTTTAATATGGGTCGTTCTGCTGAGATTACTAGAGATGAAGTAAAGTTCTATAAGTTTATTGAAAAACTAAGAATGAGATTTTCTGATATGTTCCTACAATTACTACGAGTTCAACTAATACTCAAGGGTGTAATGTCACAGGAAGATTGGGATAAAATATCGCCAGATATTTCCTTTACATTCAATCAAGATTCATATTTCTCGGAACTAAAGCAAACAGAATTAATGAAAGATAGACTAGATGTTCTTACTCAAATGGAAGAATATGTTGGTAAATATTATTCTACAGATTGGATACGAAAGAATATCTTGCAACAATCAGAAGAAGAAATTGCACAGATTGATGCAGAAATACAAAAAGAAGGTTCTAATCTAGAATCTGAAGAAGAAGTTCAAGAAGGAGAATATTAATGGATGATAAAAAAGATTACATGGATGATATGGTTGCTTCTGTATTTGATGGAAATAAAGAAGAATTTTATTCTGCGTTTAAATCTGAAGTTGGTGAAAGAATTGGTGAAAAATTAACTGATAAAGAAATAAATATTGCTTCAGAATTGCTAAATAATTCAGAGGAAGAATCAAATGAAACCGATAAAATATAAATTTAAAAGTTTATCTGATGCTAAAAAATTTGCATCTTCTATATCAAATGCCGGTGTTAATAAACGAAACATTAAAACAACATCAAAGACCGTTATTATTTCAAACATAAAAGATAAAGAAATGATAACTATGATGGACTTTTTATCACATGAGATGAAAGCAGTAAAGGAAGAAACTACTATGAACGACATCATATCATCAATACAAGAAGCACTAGATAATGAAAATGGCGTAAAATTTGAACCCAAAGACGGAACAAATATACATATTACACAGGAAGATGCAACTAATCTTACTTCTGTACATGATACTTTAAATGAAGATAATCAGAAGAAGATGAGAGCATTGTTAGAAGAATCAGAAGAAGACTATACGAAAGTATTAAACTTCTGTAATAATCAATTTAACGAATAAGGGTATTAAACATGTCAACAGAAAACATCATCAAAGACCTATTAGGTGGAAACATCTCAGATGCTAAATCTGCAACAGAAAATCTTTTATATTCTAAAGTAAATGAAATGCTTACTGGTATAAAGGAAGATATAACTGAGTCTGTATATGGTATATGTGAAGGAAAGAAAAAGAAAGATGATGACGAAGAAGACGAAGAAGAAACCAAATACGCCAAAGATAGTGGTGCAGAAAATGATTCAGAAGATGATTCTGGTGAAACACTTGACGCTGTAGGTGACGCAGATAGTGATGTTGATAATGATGGTGACTCTGATGAATCTGATGAATATCTAAAGAACCGAAGAAAGGTTCGTAAGAAAGAAATCGAAGATGAAGAAGTTGATGAAAATATGATGCTTGCTCCCAAAGGTAAAGGAAGAAAAGCAGCCAAGGCTTTGTATCAAGATACAACCACTGAAGATGAAGATTTAGATGAAGGTAGTAAGGGTGACGCTAGAGCAGAATACATTTATGGAATAAAAGTTGATAAGTACGACAAATTAAGTGATACTTTAAAAGCAAAACTAAAACAAAAATGGCATTCTGGTAAAGCAGAAAAAGAAAAGGAAAAGGTTCAAGCATGAAACTCATTACCGAAATGACAGAAGATATTCAGGTTCTTATCGAAGAAGATAAGAGTACTGGTACTAAGAACCATTACATTCAGGGTGTCTTTATGCAAGCAGAGCAAAAGAACCGAAATGGTAGAGTGTATCCTCTCGGAATTATGGAAAATGAAGTTGCAAGATATAATAAAGATTTAGTATCTCGTAATCGTGCAATGGGTGAACTTAATCATCCTCAAGGTCCTACTGTAAATTTAGACCGTGTTTCCCACATGATTAAAGACCTAAAAGTTGAAGGTAATGATGTAGTCGGTAAGGCTAAACTACTTGATACTCCTATGGGTAACATTGCAAAGAATCTAGTAAATGAAGGCGCACAACTTGGTGTTTCCTCTAGAGGTATGGGTTCACTCGAAGAAAAGGATGGTGTGAATTATGTAAAAGACGATTTCATGCTTTCCGCAGTAGACATTGTTGCAGACCCATCCGCACCTGGCGCATTTGTAAATGGTATCATGGAAGGTAAAGAGTGGATTTGGGATAATGGTGTTATTAAAGAAAAAGTAATTAATGAATATTGTAAAATGATTGAAAAGGCGTCTGCTAGGGAACTAGAAGAAAAAGCCATTAATGCATTTAAAGATTTCATGTCGAAACTGTAGGGGATACATGATGGAAAAATCTATATTACAACTTTCAAAAGAATCTCTTACTGAATTATCTTCTTTACCGCATTTAAAGACAGAACCAAAAGCAAAACCAGAAGCAAAACCAAAAAAGAGAGAAGGTACGGCTGGTAGAATAGGTCCGTCAACACTTCCAGACAAGAAAAAGAAATCAACTGTAGGTCCAAAGACATCAGACCGAATTACTTCAGCAGTAAAAACACATGTGTCTAAACATAAAGATACCTACAAGAAAATTGGCAGTTCCCTCAAAGACACTGCAATCGAAAAGGCAAAAGAAGTCGGAGGGGCTTGGATAGGTAGAATTGGGGATAAATTAAAACCAAAGGGATAAATCGTCTACCAAAAGGTCGGTAGAAGAATCAAAAAATATATATAATTAGATAGTTTAAATAAACAAGACTACAACAAGGAGTTAAGTAAACATGTCCGAAACAGAATATTATACAACAGAATTATCAGAGGCAGGGAAGAAACCTGAAACTCCCACTCTTGATACATCAAGTGAAGAAGACCCAAAACTCTATCAGGACGCTGAAGGCGGTCATGCTAAAATTGACACAGATAAAGGTACTTCTCAAGGTGGTAATGAGTTAAAAGGTAAAGCAAAAGCATCTGCTACCATCGAAAAACCAAAAGCAAGTGGTTCTTCCAAAGAAAGATTAGAACAACATTTAACTGCTCTTTTTGATGGTGAAGAACTTTCTGAAGAATTTCAAGGTAAGGCCGCTACAATCTTTGAAGCCGCAATTAATGAACGAGTTGGTGCATTTGAAGATGCTATTATTGAACAATATCAATCACACCTTACAGAATCTATTGAAGAAACAACTAAAGAACTAATAGAAAAATTAGATGACTATTTGGGTTATGTTGTTGAACAGTGGATGGAAGAAAACGCACTTGCTGTTGAAAATGGTATCCGAACAGATGTTGCAGAAAACTTCATTGCTGGTTTGAAAGAATTGTTTGAAAATTCATATATTGATATGCCAGACGAAAAATATGATGTTCTTGGCAACATTACAGATTCAAACGAACAACTAGAAGAAAATTTAAACCTAGCATTAGAGGAAAATATTGCACTTCGTAAAGAAATAATTGCACATCGATGTGGTGAAATCTTTGCAGAGGAAACAGATGGTTTAACTGATGTAGAAGTTGATAAACTTGCTTCATTATCTGAAGGTATTGAGTTTGAAGATGAAAATCAATATCGAGAAAAGATTAACATTCTAAGAGAAAGTTACTTCACAAATGCTCCTTCAACAACAGAAGAATTAGTTGAGAGCGCCGGTGAAAGTAAACCTACTCCAGAAGCAGGAAGTCCAATGGACATCTACATGAACTCAATTCACAGACATAGTAAAGCAGATAAAACATCTTAAAAATAAGATTTTTATATATAAGAAAGTAAATTAACATAACAAGGAGAATCTATAATGGATTTTAATAAACAAAACAGCACAGCAGATGTACTTGCTGAGAAATGGGCTCCTGTCTTGGAGCATCCCGATTTACCAGATATTAACGACAATTACAAACAAAAAGTAACTGCCGTTCTTCTGGAAAATCAAGAACAAGCATTGAGGGAACAACACTTAGCAGAAGCACCTGCAAACGCAATGGGTGCTGGTGGTTTTACCGTTACTCAAGCCGCACAAACAGGTTCTACAAACCTCGCAGGTTACGACCCAATTCTAATCAGTTTGGTCCGTCGTGCGATGCCAAACCTACTTGCATATGACCTTATTGGTGTTCAACCAATGTCAGCACCAACAGGTTTGATTTTTGCAATGCGTTCCAAGTACGATTCACAAAGTGGAGCGGAAGCATTGTATCAAGAAGCATTCTCGAAATTCTCTGGTGCAGGTAACACTTCAGTTGGTGGTGCAACACTTTCAACAGGTGGTATCAATCCAACAAGTGCCGCACTAACAGGTTTCCGTGCATTGCTAACAGCAAGTGCTGAAGGCCTTGGTGACTCAACTACATTCCGAGAAATGGCATTCAGCATCGAACGAGTTGCTGTAGAAGCCAGAACTCGTGCATTGAAAGCAGAATACACCACTGAACTTGCTCAAGACTTGAAAGCAGTTCATGGTTTAGATGCAGAAAGTGAACTTGCTAATATTCTTAGCACAGAAATCCTTTCCGAAATCAACCGAGAAGTTGTACGAAGCATTTATGTAACTGCTAAAGATGGTGCCCAACACACAGACTTAACGACTGCGGGTACTTATGACTTAAATGTTGACTCTGACGGACGATGGAGTGCAGAACGATTCCGTGGCTTAATGTTCCAACTAGAACGAGAAGCCAATGTAATCTCAAAGCAAACTCGTAGAGGTAAAGGTAACTTTATTCTTTGTTCCTCAGATGTTGCTTCCGCACTCGCAATGGGTGGTTGGTTGCAACTCTCGCCAGCACTCAACACCAATCTTGATGTTGATGATACTGGTAACACCTTTGTAGGTACACTAAATGGTAAGTTGAAAGTTTATATCGACCCATACAGTGCAACAACAACTGGTGGTAGTGATGTAAACTTCGCATGTGTTGGTTACAGAGGTAGCAACCCATACGATGCTGGACTGTTCTACTGTCCATATGTTCCACTACAAATGGTTCGTGCCGTTGGGGAAAACACCTTCCAACCAAAAATCGGGTTCAAGACTCGATACGGTATGGTAGCAAACCCATTCGCACATGATGACGGTTCTGCCGTAATGTCAAGTGGTGAACTAGTTGCAAGTAAGAATGTCTACTACAGACTCTTTGCAATCACTAACCTACATGGTAACACTAGTGGTTCATCATAAACCCTAAATTAATGTAGAGCAATCTACTAGGTAATAGATGGGGAGTCCTTTGGGACTCCCCTATCTTTTTATACATATAGTAGGAGAAGTTTATGGTATATTCAAATCCAAATGCACAGGGAACTACTGGTGGATACACTGGTCCGGGAATACCCGATGTTACTAGGGTTTATAATCCTAGGCAGCCTGATACAAACAATTATCTTTCTACCAATTACTTTAGATTAGAGGTTACAAGACTTCCCACTGTAACATATTTCTGCCAAAGTGCGAGTCTGCCTGCATTGACTTTAACACCCGTTGAACAGCCTACTCCTTTGGGATTAAATCCAAAATTTATAGGTGGTAAATATAACTTTGACGATTTAACTGTTAATTTTATAGTAGATGAAAATATGCTGAACTGGTTAGAAGTTTTCAATTGGATGAAAGATATTGGCACTATGGAAGACCTTAACAATACCATAGACAGAAAACAAACTATGGAATTCTTTTCTGATATTCTTCTTGTGGTTACCAACAGTGTATATAAACCAAAATATCACATAAGATTTAAAGATTCATTTCCTATAGCACTTACTGGTATAGATTTTAATTCTGCATCCACAGACAACGAACCTGTGATGGCTTCTGCAACATTTACATATACATCATATAGTGTTACGGCACTTTAATTACCTTGACTTTACTGTTTTTTGTGTTATAATCAGTCTGGAGATTTATTATGAACATGGAAGAATTAAGAACGATGGTTAAGGGTGATTTGGTTATGGATAAAACTGAATTAGATATAGAATCTATGAAAACGCCACAAATACATAACAAATATCTTGTAATGTATAGTGATGAAAAATTAATATTAGGAAAACTCGAATCAGATTTAAACATTCTTAAAAGGGACAAATGGCTATATTATACAGGAAAAATGAGTCCAGAACAATTAGAGGATAGGGGATGGGACACCTTTGACCTAAATATTTTGAAAACAGACATAGATAAATTTTTAGGTGCTGATGAAGATTTGATTAGGCTGACAAATAGAATACTATTTCAAAAAGAAAAGGTAAACTATCTCGAAAGTGTAATTAAAATTATCAACAACAGGCAGTGGAATATTCGTGCTGCCATTGATTGGTTAAAATTCACTAATGGCGCATGAGTGATTTAGACATACAACAAATAGATTCTGTTCATATCAAAATTAGATGTGAAAGGTCGATTGCAAAGGAACTGAGTGATTTTTTTACTTTCACTGTTCCTAATTATCAATATACCCCTGCATATAAAAATAAAATATGGGACGGACAAATCAGACTTTATAGTGTTCACACCCAATTATTATATTCTGGGTTGCTTGATTATGTTTATAAGTTTGCACAGGAAAGAAACTATACGGTTGAAACAGATATTAAAAAACCACAAAGTGCCATACCACACAAAGATGTAAATTCTTATATTCTAGATAAGATACAACCAACTGTAAATGGAAAAGAAATACAACCACACGACCATCAAATAGATGCCATTACTCATGCAATAAACAAAGAAAGGTGTCTTCTTCTTTCTCCAACTGGAAGTGGTAAATCTTTAATAATTTACAGTCTTGTTAGGTATTATGAATCTATATTACCAAAAGATAAAAAGATATTAATTATTGTACCAACAACAGGATTGGTTTCTCAAATGTATAATGATTTTAAAGATTACTCATCAAATAACAGTTGGAATGTTGATAGTAAATGTCATGTAATATATGCAGGACAGGATAAAGTAACAGAGAAAAAGGTAGTAATATCTACATGGCAAAGTTTATATAAGATGTCTGAGAAATATTTTTCTCAATATGGTGCAATATTTGGTGACGAATGTCATTTATTCAAATCCAAGTCCTTAACTACTCTCATGACAAAATTAAAGGATTGCAAATACCGTATAGGGACAACAGGTACTCTAGATGGAACACATACACATAAGTTGGTAGTAGAAGGATTGTTTGGTGGAGTCCATAATGTTACCACCACCACAAAATTAATGGAAAAGGATTTGCTTTCTAAATTAGAAATAGATTGTATAAATTTACAATATCCGATGAAGGATATAGAATCTATAAAAAGAGCAACATACCAAGATGAGATTAAATGGATAATTACACATGAAAAAAGAAATAAATTTATTACTTCTTTATGTTCCAATATGAAAGGTAATACTCTACTCTTATTTAATTTTGTAGAACATCATGGTAAACCACTATTCAATAGAATTAGGAGTGAATGTGGTGACAGAAAGGTATTTTTTATTCATGGTGGAACAGAAACCGAACAAAGAGAGTATATAAGAAAGATTATAGACAAAGAAAAGAATGCCATATTAATTGCATCATATGGGACTTGCTCTACTGGAATTAATATCAAAAATATTCATAATATAATTTTTTCTTCACCTTCTAAATCAGTTATAAGGGTATTACAGTCTATTGGTAGGGGTTTGAGGAAGTCAAATGATAAAGACCATGTAAAATTATATGATATTAGTGATAATTTGAACTTTAAAAAGTATAAGAATCACACTATGCGACACTTCGATGAAAGAATAAAGATATATAATAGAGAGAACTTTGTTTTTAATATACTAAAAATAAAACTATAAGGAAATGTAGTATGAAAAATTCATATAGAATATTAAAATTAAGAAGTGGAGAAGAACTTATTGCTGAACTTCGTGGTGAATCCAACAATAAACTAATTTTAGAAAGACCAATGATTTTCAAAAGTATAGTTATTCCAGACCCGTTCGGAAGACAAAAAGAAATAACAATTCTTAAAAATTGGCTATCTCATACAAATGAAATTCAAACTAAAATACCAAAAGACTTTATTGCAACATATCTGACACCAGATAATGATGTTGTGGAACTTTATAACCTAGAAAAAGAAAAACAAGATACGGATTCAAACCCCAAAAGAAAAATAATAGATACAAAAAGAGATAATCCGTTTTCTAGTAAAGAACCAAAAAAACTAGATGATATGACACCAGAAGATTTAAATGATTTTTTAAATAGGGTAAAACAAGAAATGGAAGAAAATCCAGACGCATTTGAAGATGAACAATCATTGATGCCTCCCGATATGAAAAATTTTATAACTATGTCGATATTTCTGCCACCAGAAGCACTTCTGTCTTTGGTAGATGCAGGACTATTAGATGTAGATGATGTAAATGGATTAATAGATTCGATGAGAGATGATAATTATAAAGGCAACGATAATAAAAGACAAACAGAAGAAGACTTCGGTATGGACTGGAAAGATTGGAGTCCAGACCCAGAAGACTATCTATAAACTATTTTATTCCCCTGGCACAGATAAGTGTAAACTATAAATGCAATTTTGTCAAGTAAAAAATATATATTTTTGTGTACATTTTAAAAAATCAATGTATAATAAGTGACATATGAGTAAAGAAGATAAAAAACCTGTTAAACCACATTATGTAGATAATAAAGAATTCTTTAAATGCATGGTTGAATGGAAAAGAATTGTAGTAGAAGCAGAATCGTGTGATGAATCAAGACCACCAGTTACAGATTATATTGGTGAATGTTTCTTGAAGATTGCAGAGCATTTATCTTATCGACCTAATTTTATAAATTATCCATTTAGAGAAGAAATGATTGGCGATGGTATAGAAAACTGTTTAATGTATGCTCACAACTTTAATCCAGAAAAATCAAAAAATCCATTCTCATATTTTACTCAGATAATTTATTATGCTTTTTTGAGAAGAATAGAGAAAGAAAAGAAACAAAACTATATCAAATTTAAAATATTAGAAACAGCCGAAGATTCTCAAATTAGAAATTGGTTTAAAGATAATTATTTTGAAAAAGAAAAGACAACAGAAGATGACAATAGTGAAGAATTATCTTCTGATAAACTTCTTGCCAAGCATTTTAAATTAAATGAAAACGATATAGAAAAGTTTACCCCTAAAAAGAAATCTAAAAAGAAAGTAGTAAAAGAAAATAATTTAGACAAAGTTTTACAGGATGAAAAGAGTGAAGATAGCACTGATAAATGATACGCACTTCGGTGCAAGAGGCGATAGCCAATTATTTTTAGATTATTTTATGGAGTTTTTTGACGATGTATTTTTCCCATACATCAAAAAGAATAACATAAAGACGATAATCCATGCAGGCGATTTGATGGATAGAAGGAAGTTTGTAAACTTCAACATCCTCAATCAAGTCCGAACCAGATTCATGGACAAACTAAGAGAGGAAGGTGTAGAGTTACATTGTATTCTTGGCAACCATGATGTGTATTATCGCAATACAAATACAATCAATTCAATTCGAGAATTGTTTGGTAATGATTTAATATTATATGAAGAACCTGCTGTGGTAAATTTCGATGGATTAGATATTGCACTTCTTCCTTGGGTAAATAAAGAAAATTATGATAAATCTATAGAGTTTATCAAGACTGCAGCGGCACCAATTCTTATTGGACATCTTGAACTTCGTGGTTATGATGTGATGAGAGGGGTTAAATATGACGGTGGAATGGATGCAAATTTATTTGGTAGATACGAGAAGGTATACACAGGACATTTTCATTGTCGTCAAGAACACGGAAACATTTATTATTTAGGAACACAATATCAAATAACCTTTGCAGATTTAAAAGAACAAAAGGGGTTTCATGTATTAGATACAGAAACAAGAGATGTTGAATTTATTCAAAACCCCCATAAAATGTTCCATTCAGTAACATATAACGATGAAGATGGACCAGTTGATAGCGACAAGTTGGATTGTGGATATTTAAAGGGTGCTTATGTAAAATTATATGTGGAAAATAAAAAACATCCTTATTCTTTTGAAAGGTTTATGGATAAACTCTATGATTGTGGTGTGGCAAAAATTACAGTAGTAGAAGAACTAATTAATTCCGAATGGACTCAGGAAGAAATTGTTGACTTGGCGCAAGATACTGTTACACTAATCAATAACGAAATAGATTTAATTGAAGAAGTAAAAGATAAAACAAAAATGAAGAAGATTATCAAAGATTTGTATATGGAAAGTTTGAGTATATGATAATATTTAAAACACTTTCTTATAGAAATTTCCTTTCAACAGGAAATTATAAAACAACTATAAATCTCATAAAGAGTAACAACACATTAATATCTGGGTATAATGGTGCAGGTAAATCAACAATGCTTGATGCATTAACATATTCCTTATTTGGAAAGTCTTTTCGAGGGACAAAGATACCCCAATTAATTAATTCTATTAATAATAAGGATTGTGTAGTAGAAATAGAATTTTCAGTTGGTAGAGATGAATATAAAATAATTCGTGGAATAAAACCAAAGATATTTGAAATTTATAAGAATGGTGATTTATTAGACCAAGATGCCAAATCTAGAGATTATCAAAAGATTTTAGAAGAACAGATTTTAAAAATGACCTATAAATCCTTTTGTCAGGTGGTTATTCTTGGTTCATCTAATTATGTTCCGTTTATGAAATTATCCACAACAGATAGAAGATTGGTTGTAGAAAACCTTTTAGATATTGATGTATTCTCTATTATGAATACTTTGGTTCGTTCAAGACTACAGATGGTAAAAGAATATATCAAAGATATTGATACTAAAATTGAAATTGCAAAAAGTAAGATAGACGAAAAACAAAAATTAATTGATACACTAGAAAAGAAATCTTCTGATTCAATAGAAGGATATAAAAACGAAATAGAAACCAACAATAAAGAGGTTTCAAAACTACAAGAAGGAATTAAAGAATTACAAGATAAGATTGAATCTCTTTTTAATAAAATAGAAGATAAAGATGATGTTCCAAAAAGACTTTTAAAAATGGAAGGGTTGGAACAGCAATTAAAGAATAAAGTTAAAACCATAGAAAAGAATGTAAAGTTCTATGAACAAAATGATACATGTCCGTCATGTAAACAAGATATTAAAGAACATCACAAAAAATCTATGTTTGATGATAAAGCAAGTGAACGAAAAGAAGTAGAAGATGGTATTTCAGACTTGACAGAAAACATAAAAATTACTGGTGAAAGAATGACGGAAATTAATGAAATATTGAATTCTATAGATAATTTTGAAGTTGAAATAAATGAAAAACAAACCAAAACAAATGTAGCACTGAAATATATCAATACAATACAAAATAAAATCGAAGAAGTGTTGAACGAAGGAACAGAAGTACAAGAAACAAAAGATGAATTAAATAAATTAATTGGTGAAGGTAAAGAACATGTCGAAAGAAGAAAAGAATTGGTGGAGGATAAGCATTATTATAGCATTGCTTCTACTCTTTTAAAAGATAGTGGCATTAAAGCAAAGATTATCAAACATTATTTACCAATAATGAATAGACTTATTAATAAGTACCTTACAGACATGGATTTCTTTTGTCAGTTTAATTTAGATGAGAATTTTGTAGAAACTATAAAAAGCCGACATAGAGATGAATTTACATACAACAGTTTCAGTGAAGGAGAACGGCTAAGAATTGACTTGTCTTTGCTTTTAGCATGGAGAGAAATTGCCAGATTAAAGAATAGTGTTAATTGTAACTTATTGGTTCTGGATGAGGTATTTGATTCCAGCCTAGATGCAGTTGGCACTGAAGAATTTCTAAAAATCTTAACATCTTTCGGAAATCGAGCAAATATATTTGTAATTTCCCATAAATCTGATACAATGACGGATAAGTTTGAGAACCATATTGTGTTTGAAAAGAAAAATAACTTTAGTAGAATAAAATGATGACAGATACAAAACATTTTTACGAACGAAACGACCATGTGATTAATTCAGATATTAATTGCAATTTTGAAGACCTTTTGGAAATGACACCCGACCAGTTTAAGGAATGGGTAATTAAATTCCGAAAAGTGGTAAAGGAATCATGGGACGAGTATGGCTGCCCACCAAGAACAGGCAAAAACGAAGAAGCAATTATAGAGCAATTTAATAAGATTGCAGAATACCCTGTACATAAGTTTGCATATAGTGATGAACTTTCCGATGTTGAAGATGATGTGATTATCAACAAGTCCAGAATTGGTGGCGAAGCAGACCAATGGTTCAGTAATATGATGCAGACACGCATCAACTATACAGAAAAAGATAACGGATATTCCATATATGATTTATTTGCAGATGATAGACACCTCGACAAGATGGTGAGGGGTGGAATGCGCCATTTTCGTAGGGATTCTCTGTATGAACACGCAAAGAGTGCGTTTACAAACAATAAGAAGTATGCAATAGTTGCAACAGAAGATGCACATGCTTGGATGGATGCATTTCATAATAATCGTAATATCTTTAAGGGATATGATTTTATGTTAGAAGAAGTAAAGATACGAGAAGGGTTAAATAGTGGATACTTCCAAGTAGAACAAAGTGAAATTCTTAATTTAACAAAGGATGAAGTACAAGAATATAAAGATAAAGGATGGTTGGAGTATAGACACTATTCTACATTTGATATCGAGAATATGTCAGACGATAAACGATACAATATTCGTGTATATCAAAAGGGAAAGAAGATGTTTCCAAAAGCATTTGCCGCATATCGTATTGGATATATTCAACCTGCGGTAAACTTCCCTCCAATGACTGCTAAATACTTATATGAGAGATTTACAGAAGACCTCAAAGACCAAGAAGTCATTAACATCTATGACCCATCGGCTGGTTGGGGTGGTCGTATACTCGGTGCTATGGGTGTTAGGGATGACCGCAGGGTCCATTATGTTGGTACTGACCCTAATCCTGACAATTTTCTCGATGATGGTGATTACAGCAAGTATGCTTCTTTGGCAGATTTTTACAATACCAAAACTTATAGAGGAAATCCATTCTTTTCCGAAACAAATACTTATGAAATCTTCCAAGAAGGTTCAGAAGTAATTCATGTTCACCCAGATTTTAAAAAGTATAAGGGTAAGTTGGACTTCATTTTTACATCTCCGCCATATTTTAATCGGGAAGCATATAGCGAAGATGAAAACCAATCATACAAGAAATTTGGCTCATCATACGATTCATGGCGCCATGGATTTCTTGCACCAACATTAGAAACTTGTGCGGAGTACTTACGACCAGGCAGATACATGGCATGGAATGTTGCGGATTTGTTGGTGAGTGGAAAATATCTACCTATAGAGAAAGATAGTATTGACATCCTCGAATCTTGTGGTATGATGTATAAATATACGATGAAGATGGCATTAGAAGGAATGCCAGGACAAAATAGAATGGGTGAAGATGGTAAACCCACATGTAAAAATTACTGTCAAGTTGATGGGAAATACTTAAAGTATGAACCTGTATTTATATTTTGGAAACCAGAATAAGGAAGTAATATAATGGCTTGTAAAAACTGTGGTAAAGATAAGACTAAAAAGTCTAAAAAGACTAATAAAAAGAAAAAGGAAAAGCATGACCTACTTTATATCATGAATCCTGGCTGTGGTTGGTGTAAAAAGGCTGACCCAGTTGTCGAAGAATTAGTAAAAGAAGGTTATGAAATAACCACACTAGACATAACCAAACCCGAACAGGCAGAAAGAGCAAACGAAGCAAAAACAAAATATAAAGCACAATGTGGTACTCCACTATTTCTTGATGCTGAAACAGGAAACATGGCTTGTGGATTTAAAGAAAAGGGTGATTTAGAAAAATGGGCAAAGGGTGAAGAAATGCCAGCACCACCTCCAAGACCACAACAACCACAACAAAATGAAATAGAAACTTTAAAGTTTGAATATGTTTGGTTGGATGGAGATTCACCAAAGAATATTAGAAGCAAAACAAGATATCAAAGAATGCCACTCGCAAGGATTCCAGACAACCCTCAGATGTTAATGAGGATGGTGCCAAAATGGTCTTATGATGGTTCTAGTACAATGCAAGCAACAACAGAGAATAGTGATTGTGGGTTGTCCCCAATTAAGATTGTGGAGAATCCTCTAGACCCACCTTCAAGAACAAACGGAAAACCAATTTCATACATTGTTTTATGTGAGGTTGTTAATATTGAAGGAAATGCACATGAAACAAATACTAGGTCAAAATTAGCAAACACAGTAAATAAAAGAGAAGTAGAACTAAAACAAAGAGAAGAACAAAGTGATATGCTACTCGTTGGGTTTGAACAAGAATATACCATAGTAGACCCAATTACAGGAAATCCCATAGGTTGGTCAGATTATGAAGGAGATACTCCACCACCACAAGGAAAATATTACTGTGGAGTTGGAGCAGAGGTAACTAAAGGAAGAAAGTTAGCAGAAACACATGCTACACTATGCAATAAAGTTGGAATAGGTATAGCAGGCACAAATGCAGAAGTAATGCTTTCACAATGGGAATATCAAACCACTCCAAAGTTAGCACTTCAGGCAGCGGATGATGTAATTATCTCTAGGTTTTTACTTCAACGAATTGCGGAAGATATGGGATTAGCAATTTCTTACAATCCAAAACCAGTAGATGGTGATTGGAATGGTTCTGGTGGACACATTAATTTCTCCACAGACTATATGAGGAGAGAATCTGATGTTGCATACCTCAATCTATTATGTGTCAGTATGCAAAGATACCATAACGAATCAATAGATGTTTATGGTGAAGAAAATAACAGAAGACTGACAGGTAATCACGAAACTTCCTCTATAGAAGAATTCACATGGGGTGAAATGGACAGAAGCAGTTCTATCCGAATACCCCAATCAACAATTCAGAATGGGGGAAAAGGTCATTTAGAGGATAGAAGACCAGCGGCTAATATTGACCCATATGAAGCATTTAATTACTTATATGATACAATAATTAAAATAAACGAAGAACTTCTTATAACTACATAATAAAATGAAAAATCAATTATCAAATAGTTCATATGAAACTTATATGAAAGACCAGTTAGGTATAATGTCTTCAAATTTTTCTTTAAGGACATACAAAACCGCAAATCAAGAAGATTGGATTGGATTTGAGAGGGGTAAAGACCTAAGAATTCAAATCTGTTGGAAGGGTGATTGTATATGGGAGTGGATTACAGAGAAACCTCTTTGGGTGCAAAAAAACACCAATAAAGAAGATAGAATCTATATGAGAAAACATGCAGACCTCAAAATTAATGCATGTAAAAATGCTATGGTTAAGAAGAAACCAATAAAAAAGACGAACAGAAAGACTAAATCCACAATTATAGGTAACACACAAAAGTTATTTGAAAACATGAAGAAGTCATAGGTAATATGGAAAACATACAAGATTTTAAAATTCGTGAACCCAACGGAAATTTGAAAGAATATAAAAAGGGTGATATCGTTAGAAAAAACGGTAAAGAATATGTTGCCTCTAAAACCATTCGAGGATATTCTCCCGAACACGGAGAAAAACGAGGATGGAAAGAAATAAACAAAACAAGAATAACCAAATTCTCTAAGAGTACCTCTGTACCAGAAATGGCACAAGAGGGTGACGAGTGGTTTAATACAAACAGTGGTAAATTGTTTGTTTTTATAAAATCAGATGATGGTAATACACAGTGGGCAGAAATTTAAAGTAAGGATTTCGTTATTATATTATTAGACAATAATCAGTTGATTATAGCAAGTTTATACCAATCTTTAAAAATGAATATGGAAATAAACGAAGACATAATCCGTCATTTGATATTAAACACATATCGAATGTATAGAAGTAAATTTGGAAACCAGTATGGAGAAATAGTAATTTGTCATGATGGTGGTAAATATTGGCGCAGAGATTTATATCCATATTATAAAGCAAACAGAAAAAGAAACAGGGATAAATCTGATTTAGATTGGAATAGTATACATGATATTATGAATACATTGTATAATGAAATATCTTTGAATTTTCCATATAAAAACTTAAAACTTAATAAGGTAGAAGCAGATGATATCATCGCAGTTTTATGCCAAAAGTATAATAAGGAAGAAAAAATATTAATTGTTTCAAGTGATAAAGACTTTCAACAATTACAAAGATATGAAAATGTGAAACAATATAGCCCATTAAAGAAAAGTTATATTGCATGTGAAGAACCAGAGAATTTCATCCTAGAACATATAATAAAAGGAGATTCTTCAGACGGAATACCAAATATTCTTTCTGACGATGATACTTTCGTAAATAAAGAAAAAAGACAAAAGCCTTGTGGAGCAAAAAAGATTTGTCAACTAAAAGAGAATTTGGACGAATTAACAGACAGTCCAAACTGGAAAAGAAACCAACAAATGATTGATTTTAATTATATACCTGACGAAATTAGAGATATGATAATTAATGAATTTGAAAAAGAGCCTACAGGTAGTAGAAATAATATTTTAAATTATTTTATCGATAATAGATTGAAAAACTTAATGCAACACATAGAGGAGTTTTAAAATTGTGAGCAAAAAGAAGAAAAAAGGCAACAAAGTTGATGCCGAAGATTATAGGGCGATGAAGTCAAGGGGCAAAAGGAAAAAACACCAAAGAAAATCAAAAAGACATTTTGACAAAGATGCTTTGCGTGGTATAATGGATGGTACAGTTGATGTGGATGCATATCAAGATTATGTGAATGATGAATATTAAGTCAATGGAGTATATATTATGACAACGCAAACAGCGATAACCCTTTCAAATAGAACATTAGAAGTTCTTAAAAACTTCTCTACAATTAATTCAAACATTCTTGTTAGACCAGGAAATGTAATAAATACAATTTCCCCAATCAAGAATGTTATGGCAGAAGCAACTGTAGAAGAAGATTTCGACACAGAATTTGGTATCTGGGATTTGAGCAAGTTCTTAGGAACAGTTTCATTATTTAATAAACCAGAATATGAATTTCATGAAAATTATGTTAAAATACGAGAAGAAAATAATTCAACAGAGGTTACTTATTACTATTCAGAACCAAGATTGTTGACAACAGTAAATAAAAAGATTAATATGCCAGAAACAGTGGTAAGTTGCACATTAACACAGTCTGTGTTTAGTGATATTCTTCGTGCGGCATCTGTCTTGCAGGTATCAGATATTGCCATTCGTTCAAACGGACAAGATATAGAAATCGTTGCATTAGACAAATCAGATTCTACAACAAATAACTATTCCGTCACTATTGGTGATAATACAACCAATGCAGATTTTAATTTTAATTTTAAAGCAGAAAATCTTAAAATGTTGCCAGGAGATTATGATATTAATATTAGTGACAAGGTAGTTAGTGAATTTAACAGAGTCAATGACGACCTAACATATTGGGTTGCATTAGAATCTGACTCCACATACGGAGGTTAATATGAATACTTTAGTTACAGGTGGTAATGGATTAGTAGGTTCAACTATTGACTCCAATTTCAAACCTACAAGCAAACAATTAAACTTGATGCATGTGGAAGATATCATCAGACATATCACATTAAATAAAATTGATTCAATCATACATTGCGCCGCAAAGGTGGGTGGTATAAAAGCAAATTCTGACCGTCTTGGTGAATTCTTTTATGAAAATACAATAATGAATTCCAATGTTCTTGAAGCCGCTAGAATAACAGGTGTTAAGAAAGTAGTATCGTTTATGAGTACTTGCGTATTTCCAGACGATGCAACATATCCACTTTCACCAGACCAAATCCATAATGGAGAACCACATTCATCTAACTATGCATATGCGTATGCAAAGAGAATGTTAGAAGTCCAAAGTAGAGCATATCGGGAACAGTACGGATGCAATTTCGTTACAGTAATACCTTGTAACATTTACGGACCAAATGACAATTTTGATTTGAATAGTAGTCATGTAATACCAGGATTGATTCATAAATGTTATTTAGCAAAACAGAACAATACAGATTTTGAGATTTGGGGAACAGGACGAGCATATCGTGAATTTATATACTCAAGAGATGTTGGTAATATTTCTCAGTGGGCATTGGAGAATTACGATTCTTCTGAACCTCTAATTGTTTCACCAGATGAAGAAATTTGTATTGCTACATTGGCACAGGAAATTGCATGGAGAATGGATGTTGATAAGATAATTTATAACCACGATTATCCAGATGGACAGTTGAAAAAACCATCAGACAATAGTAAGTTAAAATCTTTACTTCCTGACTTCAAGTTTACACCAATAGAAGAAGGACTGCAAAAGAGTATCGATTGGTTTATTGAAAATTATGATAAGGCGAGAAAATGAAAAAGATAGCATTAATTACAGGAATAAGTGGTCAAGATGGTTCTTATCTTGCAGAGTTTTTATTAGATAAAGGATATTATGTTCATGGTATTCTCAGAAGAAACTCGGTTGCAGAAAACCAAACCGCAAGATTGGAAAAGATTTATGGACATGAACGACTGACACTGCACTATGGTGATTTAACAGATTTATCATCGTTGATTCATATTTTTCAAGAAGTTCAACCATACGAAGTATATAATCTTGCGGCACAATCTCATGTCCGAATCAGTTTTGATATTCCAATTTATACATCACAGACAGATGCAATTGGTGTGTTGAATGTATTTGAAGCGTGCCGTATTTCGTGTCCATATACAAAGATATATCAAGCATCTTCTTCAGAAATGTTTGGAAACAGCATTGATGATGACGGATTCCAAAGAGAAACAACAGCAATGCGACCAGTAAGTCCTTACGGTTGTGCAAAGGTTTATTCTTTTCATCTTGCAAGGAATTACAGAAATTCTTACAATATGTTTATCAGTAATGGTATTTTATTTAATCACGAATCACCAAGACGAGGTTCTAACTTTGTAACCAGTAAAATCGTACAGGGTGCGATTTCAATTAAAGCAGGTGAAGCAAAAGAACTTCGTATGGGTAATTTAGATGCTCGTAGAGATTGGGGTCATGCAAAAGATTATGTTAAGGCAATGTGGATGATGTTGCAAGCAGAAAAACCAGAAGATTATGTTTGTGCAACAGGTATATCACACAGTGTTCGTGATTGTTGTGAATATGTGTTCGATAGACTTCAATTAGATTATAAAGATTATGTAGTATTAGATGAAAAGTATTTAAGACCAGAAGAATTGCACGACTTAAAAGGAGATTCATCTAAAATTCGTGAACAGTTGGGATGGGAGCCAGAGTACAATTTTGAAGATTTGATGGACGATATGATGGTGAATCATGAAGATTATTATAAAGCATATAAAGATGTCCATACACCATATGATGCAGTGAGGTAAAATGAATAACGAATATTTATGGGTTGAAAAATATAGACCAAAGACAATAGATGATTGTATTCTTCCTGAGTCCATCAAGACCACCTTTAAACAAATGGTGGATTCAGGAGAATCACAAAACATATTACTTTCAGGTGGTGCAGGTTGTGGTAAAACTACTATTGCAAAAGCACTTTGCAATGAACTTGATACTGATTATATTATGATTAACTGTTCGGAAGATGGAAACATCGACACACTCCGAACAAAGATTCGT